AGTTACCTTAGCTACAGTTCCAAGAGCTGCAGTTGGTGCAGTCACTGCAATGTTGTTTAGTGCTCCAGCGATACCCTTAACAAAATAGTTAACAGTAGTAGCTGAACCAACAGTTACTGCGATCTTTCCAACCTTGGTTGTCTTGGTATATACCTTGAAACCTGCAGTAGTACCAGTGCCAGTAGAAATGTCTAGGCGTGATACTCCGGTGGTTGCAGTTATGGTACCAGTGGTGCCAGCAGCAACGATGGTTGCATCAGTAGCAACAACAGTCACAGCTTCTCCAGCGGTGATACCAGTTAGGGCAAAGTCTAGAACATCGGTAGAGTCTACAGAGTTATCTGCAGGCACTGGCAATGAAATAGCGGTTGCCTCAGTGGTTCCAGCAACTGTTGCTGAGTTTCCACCAGTTAGAGCATAGGTAGCTCCAACAGCATTAGCAGGTGTAGCAACGAATGCCGTTGCAACAAGTACTACTGCCGAAGCAATAGCAATTAGTGGCTTCTTAAATGAAGTCATAGTTGTATTTTCCTTTTCTTGTTTGTTTTTTGATTTTATAGTAAATCAAATCTTGATAAGTAGTCACGAACTTCTTCGGTCATTGGCTTAGGTTTATAGTCTATCACATTGGCTGGCCTGTTGTCAAGTCCAGTTTTTGGCCTATCCCTAAAAGTATGAATCTCTACTTCAAGGTTATTATCCTTCTGAGTGTGAGAGATCGCACCAAAGATGGCCCCACAGACAGCATCTGCAAGGTCCTTGGAAGACTTTCGTGGGTGGTCTACCCTATTTTGTTTAACAATCTTTAGTTCTGTAAGCTCTTCGAACAATAGCTCTATTGTAGGAAGCACCAGACGCTCTTCATACATAAGCATGGCCATGTCTTCATAGTGCTTCTTGGCTACAGAGACGGTCTCAGTACGAATACCAACCTGCTTTAGCTCATTCTGAATATCAAATGATTGCCAGCGGTCAAATGAGACCATTCCAATGTTGAATCCGCTTCTACGCAATCCTTGGATCCACTGCTTAACCTCTGATAGGTTTACAGGACCTTCAATCCTTGGTTCCCACCATACTACAGCATCTACAACTACCACTGGCATTACCTGAGCATAGTCCTTAACTACCTGAACATTTACCCATTTTTCTACGTGGGCAATTGCAACAGCACACTTGTCATGCTTTTGTGCAAGGTCAGCATGGACGAAATAAGTCTTGTCTGGATCTGGAGTAAATGTCTCATCAATTCTCTTGTAGCCATCAATGGGATTACGGATGGTCATGCATGCACGAACCTTTTCCACCTGCTTAAAGAATGCGTCAGATGAGAATGTAGGTACGCATGCAAAACGCTGCATAGCATCACCAATGTCTGTATAGAAGGCAAGCTTAAAGTCATCAATCTTACGTGTAGGATTGACTACCCAGGTAGGACGCTTGATAGCAAACATGCCTGGAAACTTATATGAAATGATTGTATCTTCATCCCACTCAATATCTAAAGAGTTTCCCTCTGCATCTTCTGGCAGCTCATCATTCATAATAAACTTGTGATGCTTTGTAACAACTTCTTTTTCAGCAATTACCGCATCGTATCTCTGTGAGATAAAGTCTCCTGGGTAACGAGGGAAGGATAGCAGTGCCACCTTGCCAAGATCTGGGAAACGTGAGTCTACTGACGCACGGAAAGCCTTGTAGATATTATCAGCAGTCTTACCCTGATCATTTCCTGTTCCAACCTCTTGAGCAAATCCAGAGATCTCGTCAAGAACTGCAAGAATAAGGTTAAGACCTTCGTGGCTCTCTCGCTCAGAGTGTCCAGAGTAAACGGTAATGGAGTGGTCAAATTCAATGCTGTCTGCTTTAGCGTAGAACTTACCAGCAAACCATTCTGATTTCTCAATTTTTGTTTTGAAACCCTTGAAGAAAACGTTCTTTGCCTGCTGGGCGTTGATAGCCACGTTAATAATGTCAATAGCATCGCCACTTGGCTTACCAAAATATCTTGCAGGATCTTTAAGGCATAGTAGTTTATACACAATGTATGCACACGCAACTGTAGACACAAAGTCTTTGCCAGAGCCTTTACCCAGCTGTAGAATGACTTCGTTCTTTGTATACTTCTTATAGTATCGTCTGCCTTCTTCTTCACCCATTAAGTCTACCAGGTCTTCAAGCTTATAGATCTGACTCATTGCCTCAACAATGTCGTATTGGATCTGTGAGAGTGGTGGCTGGTTTAGGTACTGCTGGCCCTCAACGAATGTCTTAGCGTCTACAGGAATCTCTGCAAAGTTATTATCTTTAAGTACTTCAAAGAACTCATTGAACATTGTGGACAATTGTGATTACTTCCTGCTCTTTAGATACCTGGGATAGTCTACGCATAATCTCATCACGAATCTGTGGATGTGTAGATGCAATATCCTTAAGTATATCAACTAGGATTGCCTGCTTACGCTCAATCTCCAGCATCTCTTCTGCAAGCTCCTTGTTTTCCAGGAGTCCTGCCTTTTGTAGCATGTCAATACGCTTGGACTCAAGGTCCATTACCAACTTAATTCCTGCAGTCTTTGCACCCAGGTTTGCGGTTGTCGTTGCATCATCAATAACCTCATAGGCTTTTGATATTAGCTTTGTGTAATGAGTATCTGCCCCAACCAAAGCTTCCTTTGCACGTGCACGTATAGCCGCATTGTCTGCAGCCATAGCCCTCCACTCATCAATATAGGCTACTACCTTCTGACGAGGCATGGCCAGTTCTTTTGATATTTGGGTAGGCTCAGAGCCTGCTAGGTACTTCTCAACAACCTTGTTTACATTATCAAGGTGCTGTATTAGATCAGACTCGGTTGACATTCTTCTTTACTTTCTTAACTCTCTTCTTAGGGATACGTTTAATTCTATCAGATTTGAACGATCTAAATGCCCCAACTTGACCACGGAACACTTCAAAGCAGTCTACCCACTGTGCTCCGCTATCTGTATTTGTAGTTAAACTACTAAACTTAAAGCGTACTCCATACTCACCCTTGACCTTGATGAGGTCACCCTGGCTGATAATGAAGCCATCAATTTCCATCTCTGGAACTTTGGCGAACTTGGTTTCCAAGACGGCTGATGGGGTCTTTCTCTTCATTAGGCTTGTCCTTCAATTCGTTTAATCTCGTCATTAATGTAAAAGATTGCTTTTTTGAGGTCTTCAATATGCTTTCCTTCATTCTTTAGTCCTGCTCTCCAAATATACTTAATGGCATTGCCAAGGTTAAAATTCATGTGTCTGGTAATTTGAATGGCTTCAATGCCGCTGGGATGAGCTGTATAGTGTGATGGGTGATTTACCTGATCAACAGTGATCTCTAGTGCTGTTACTTTAGCCATTTGTTCTTCTTCCTCCGATAGTCTTTGTGCACCTATCGCAAATTACGTAAGTTATTCCAGTGAATGGGCAAGATGATTCTCTTGGTAATTCATGCTTGCATGTTAGTCCAATAACTAGCCCAACAATCTTTTTCTTAAAATGTTTTAAAACTCTCATCGCTTTGACCTTCTCAGCTTAAACTTAGCAAGATAAACATAGATAGTCTCAACGCTTGTTCCGCACTCTTTGGCGATATCTTCTGGACTCTTCTTGTCCAGCCAATAACGTTTCTTTAACCATGCTTCATTAGTATAGAGCTTTGCCATCTATTTGTCAACCTTTCCCCAGTTATTAATTGCCCAGTGTCCAATGCCAATTGCATCAGCGACATCGTTGTCTGTAATACTCTTGTCGTAATAAGTATTTACAAAATGAATAGTCCTTAGCTTTCGTATATCCCTTGACTTGTTTGCGTACCAGTTCTTTGATTTAGCTGGATACTCTTTCATTAGTTGCTGCTTCTCTGCAGAAGTAAGCTTGTTATTTCCGATATACGATTGCCAAGTTATAGGATTAATTGATCCTGCTATCTTGATTCTATTTAGGCTTGCTGCCCCCAGTAGTGCACCCTGCACTAGGGCTAGGTCTGCTGCAGTCTTTGGACTATTAATAAAAACTGTGTGCTCAATAACAATTGCATCGATATCAAATAGTCTAAACAACGCTATAGTCTTTGACGCTGCATCTGCGATCTTAGAGTAAGTATTCTTACCCTGAAAGTTTATCTTTCCGTATCTGATTAAGGAATTATCAGAAAAGATAGCAAAAGCAAGGCTATTAGTGCTAGCATCGATAGAACATATATTTTTAGGCTTTTCTTGCTCATTAATCCTGCTTAAATTTACCATTGGCAAACCCCTTTAGTTCCTTCAGTACGCTTGATACGTCTGATGGATTAACGACACATTCTATACATAGTACATCGTCGTTGTATGCGGACAAGGACTTTCCACAAGACTTACACTTGCGGTCTTTCCCATGACGTTTTGTTCTCCTAGATACCAAGTATCTTTCAGCTATCTTCTCTTTAGTGGCAGCAGTTCTGCATTCAGGAGAACAGTATATCTGATAAGATATCTTGGTTGAGAAGGTGTTATCACACCATTGACAGTGCTTCATCGATTGGCTCCAGAGCTTGAATCTTTATGTCTCCAGCACCAGCTTCAGCACATACCTTAGACAACGGGCAGGTCTTACAGATCTTTGAATTTGATCTATAATTCTTTTCAGGCAGGGTCTTGTTTTCCCAAGCCTTTCTAACCTCTCGCATCCAATCAAAAGCTCGGTCTACCCACCCAGCGTAGTAGTCGTTTAACTCTACTGGCAGTATCAATAGATCATGATTATTCTTATTCTCATAAATCAATACTGCTCTCTTTTTCTTAAGGATCTTCATATAGATAAGAATCTGAACCAGGTGGCCAGTCTTTGGCTTACCATGCATCTTTCTATATTCAAATCCCTCACTTGGCATAGTTTTAATTTCACCAAGTAAGTCTTCACCCTCCCAATTAAGTATTACGTCTCCGTAACCAAAGATTGGTGGATCGTTACTAGTAATCTTAAACTCTGAGTCTACCAAGAATCCTGGGACATTTCCCATCGCTTCCTGGATACGCTCATGAGACTTTGTACCAGCAGTCATGTTTGCACCGCCATACGCATCTGCATTGTCCTCAAATACCCCACCCTCAAAGGCAAGGTACCAGTAACGAGCACACTCTCCGTGAGAGAATGCAATTGTAGATGGAGCAAAGGTTTTCTTTTGTGTAAACTTATCTACACGATTAATAGTATATCCAGAACGAATCTTCTCAATCAGCTCTTCTGAATTAAGAAAAGACTCTATCTTCTTTTCTACTGGTTTTAGCATTACCTGCTGTAATAAACTTTTTGCCATGTTAACACTAGCGAGTTATGTACTTGAGAGCTGAGACCAATTGGTTAATTGACTCTGCTGCAGTATAGTACAAGTTTTTCTTCGCTCTGTCTCCTTTATCTACGTTTGCCATCCATGTTGCTTTAAAGGCCATCTTGGCTGCAATTGCTTGCAGGCGTACGATCTCTACTGTCGCTACATTTAGGGGAATGTCTGGTTTAATGATGACCTTTGCAATAAAGGTAAGGGCTTGCGTAAGCTCTTCATCATTCATAAAGTCAGCGATCTCTGTAAGACCATTGACCATTTCTATTGTTGTTTGTTGTTGTTCCATTAAAACTCCTATACATAGTATAGCACTACTCAGAGGTATTGTCACCTATAAGCTGCTCTAAAACCGACATTTCTATTACAGCAAGTCTAGTCTTAATTCCAGAACTTCCAATAACAACTACAATGGCAGGGTCATTGCCATTGCGAATTGCATCAGTAGTTGCTTTTGCCCAGACATCCTTGTTAAGGGTAAATGACTTTCCAACCTCTTTAAAGTCAACTGTGAAGTTCTCCCACGTAGCATCCCCCTTGTGAGTTCCTCTGCCAGAGTTCTTGTGCTGTTTGGCTCCAAGTCTCTTGGACTCACTTGCCTCACTCATAGTCCTTCTTACTCTTCTTAGTATTAAGATTTACCACTGATAAATGCTTTTCTGGACACATCCAGGTTAGCTCTTTTGTGTCTGGGTAAGACCTTAAAGATCCAACGGGTACATTACATACCTGGCACTTAAATTCACCTTGATAGATGTTATACTTCGCCATTTACCTTAGCCTTAATTGAATCCTGAAGATCTACATCTTCTCTTACACGATTAACAAATGCTTCTCTACCCTGGACCTTGGAGCCATCTGGCAGGATATACCAGGCTCCTGTACGCTCTACGATGCCCATCATCTCTGCAGTATCCACAAGATCACCCACACTATCAATACCCAGTAGGCCACCTCTGAAATAGAAATCGTATTCGCCACTTTGAAACGCAGGACTTGTCTTACTAAATTGTACTTCCCAACGAACTTTGCGACCAACCTTTTCCTCAATAAGCTTGTCTCCCACAGCAATCTTACCCTTGATCGCTTGGTTATCAGACTCAGAGCTAAATAGTTTAATAACGGTTGAGCTGTAGAACTTAGTGGCTTGACCACCAGACGGTTGCTGGCTTGTATACATTGCACTAATATTATTGCGGCTCTGACTAATAAGGACAAGCATTGTAGGCTTGACCTTGTTATTTGCATAGTTGAGCATTTTCCACGCATTACTAAAGTCTCGTGACTCTGCTCCAATTTGCTTAGTATTCTCAAGCTCCTTGAGTTCATCTGTTCCCTTTTCAAAATAAATAGCTGGAAGCAATGATGTGATTGAGTCAATAACAATAATATCAACTCCAGCATTCATCAAGGCTGTGCCTACGTCAACCATTTCATTAATGGTACGTGCCTGAGACACGATTAGCTTGTCTGTATCTACCCCAAGATTCTTTGCCCACTCTTCGGAGTATGACATCTCGGCATCGATCCATGCACACAACTTGCCTTCGGCCTGAGCGTCACCAATCATCTGAAGACATAGTGATGACTTTGCAGAAGACTTGGATCCCCAGATTAGTACCTGACGACCTAGTGGTAGCCCACCATTGAGTGCACGATTAAGTCCGTGGCTAGGAGTCTTTTGATACTCCGTCTTAAATCCAACCCCATTAGACAAACGCTTGCGTATACGTGGATCTAGAGCCGCTAAGGCTTCTTCCATTGTAGTCATTATTCAACCAATCCGTTGATCTTTTCAGGATTAAACCCTGCCCACCAATCATCTCCAGCGTTTACCACTGGTGCTGCCTGGAATCCCTTAGCAATTAGCATCTCAAATGCATCTTGGTTTTCGGTAATATCAACTGTTTCAAACTCAAGTTCAAGCTTGGTTAGAAGTCGCTTAGTTGCGTCACACTGTACGCATGCTGGCTTTGTATATACTGTAATTGTCATTAGAACTTTACTCCGTGTCTTTCTGGACGAGTCTTGTTGTACCCAGTCTTTTTCTCAAACGCCTCATCCAACGATACGTTTGTGTACTCATGCTCTACTAGCCCAGCATATAGGTCAAAGGTACGGATCAGAATGTCTGCCATCTCATCCGCTACTGCTTCTGGCCCATGTGACTTTCTGATGGCCTCCATAACCTCTACAGCCTCTGATACAATCATCATTAACTGTTTAGTTATAAAGATATCATCAACCACCTCTGGCCAAAAACCTTTTTCTACTGCTACTGCATGTAGCTCTTCTGTTATGTCCTTAAACACTTTCAACATCCTCCATAATTACTGTGCCATCTTTTGTCTGTCCAAAGGTAAAGTTGTATGCATTACCCTCTTCAATCTTCATATACGCCTTGGCAAAGGACGTAGGGAATACTGTTACTGAATGTAGGTCACGATCTGTATCTGCTACAACCAGTGAAGCCATCTTCTTACCAGCCTTGGTTACACGTGGCTTAAACGATACCACGAACTTCTCGTCTTCCTTGTAAGGAAGTTGACGATAGTTCAAGAACTTTAAGAATCCTGCAGCTGAGGTTTTAATCTCATCTACTGGGACTGCCGATACAATACGGTTATCACTAGCAAGCAAGATATAGGTCTTACCAGCTTCGATGGCAGTTTGTTCTTCATCAAAGATTCCAACACTACCAGTCTTATCTAGCAACTCTACACGAGACCAACCGTTACCACGCTTAATGCTCTTGATCATACCCATAAGAATATAGGCACCCTTTTCCTCAAACTCTTCTACGTCATTGATAAAGGCGTGATAGTGTGATGGAACAGATAGGTTGAACTCTGGCAAGTTTAGAAACTCATAGAGGTTTTCCTTAATCTCATCATCGTTGCGTGGATTGTCTGGGAATGTTGCCCCACCAACCACACGAAGTGCCTGTAGTGCACGTGAGTTAACGCCACTGCCCTTTGTAAAGGTAAACTCTTCTAGCTCCTTGTAGGAGTTAAAAGGACGTGCAGCAATATACTTCTCAGCAATGTTGTCAGAGATGTACTTGATTGCAGTTAGTCCAAATCGAATACCCTTGCCCTCAATCTTAAAGTCAGCATCTGAGTCATTAATGTGTGGCAACTTAATGGAAATACCCATACGCTTAGCCTCAATTAGGTACTCTGTGCGAGCATCCTTGTCACCCTCATTCTTTAGAAGAGCAAACATAAACTCAATTGGATAGTAGTACTTCAACCAGGCAGTCCAGTATGATAGCGTTGAGTAAGCCACAGCGTGAGACTTGTTAAAAGAGTACCCAGCGTGGGCCTCAAAGTCTGTCCACAGCTCTTCTGCGACCTCTGGGCGTAGGAATCTGGATGCTCCCTTTACGAACTGATCACGATATGCATCAAATTCACGAGCATCTTTCTTCTTACCGATAATCTTACGAACCTTATCGGCTTCGGCCATTGACATGCCACCTAGTTCGGTACAAGCCTGCATAACCTGTTCCTGGTACAAAATGCAACCATAGGTCTCAGCAGTGAACGCCTTCATCACCTGGTGGTGATACGAGATGTTCTGCTTACCGTGCTTACGAGCAATGTAGTCCTTACCAATGGTATTAGCAGCACCTGGACGAACTAGAGCGTTAGAAGCAGCAAGTTCGGCAAAGTTCTTTACACCCATCTTGACTAGCAGGTTAGTATATGGAGTCGCTTCACATTGGAACACACCCTTTGTATAACCCTCAGATAGCATCTTGTAGACGTTAGCATCTTCCATAGGAACCTTAAGGAGTTCGATAGTCTTGCCATCACGTTCCTTAATAATCTTAAGAGTGTCCTGTAGTACAGACAAGGTCTTTAGACCAAGTGCGTCAATCTTAATAAGACCAATACGCTCTGCCTCTGTCATGTCTACTGCTACTACGGGGATACGTTCTTTGGATCCTGTGGCTGAGCGAGTCTCCATTGGTGCAAAGCGGAAGATTGGTTCCTTAGCAGTAACCACACCAGCAGCGTGGATACCAGTACCACGGATACGACCACGAAGCTGTTCTCCATAGATTTCTACTTCTGGATACTTCTCACGGAACTCAGCAGTTGACTTAGAGGTACAGTATTCATCCCAGGTATCAACAAGCTTAAGTACCTTATTAACGTCTGGTAGCGGAATATTCAATACACGTGCAACGTCACGAACAACACCCTTATCTTTAAACGACAGGAATGTAGCGATAGATGCTACGTGACGATATTGGCGAACCAAGTAGTCTTTAACTTCTTCACGGCGTGAATCCTGGATATCTGTATCGATATCTGGGAAGTCATTACGCTCAGGGTTAATGAAACGGAAGAACAACAGACCGTGAACGATAGGATCGATATCGGTGATTCCTAGGGCATAGCAAAGCAGCGAACCTGCTGCAGAACCACGTCCAGGACCAACCATGATATCTTCCTTCTTAGCCCAGGCGATCATGTTACGTACAACTAGGAAGTAAGGTCCAAAGTTCTTATCCTTGATTACCTGAAGCTCTTCTTCCAAACGTGCAATGTACTGGTCTGTATATACCCCACGAGCCTTCAAACCCTCTGTAGCAAGCTCCAGGAGCTCCCCATCTGGGTCTTTGTACTGTACTGGTAGCAAATCCTGGTGGTCTTTGATATCATAATCTTCAATAAGATTAACAATCTCAAGAGTGTTCTCATAGATGTCTGTACGTGTAATACCCTGTTCTTCCATAGCTGACTTCATTTCGTCATATGAAAGTAGGTGGATATCAAACTTGTTGAATGACATTGGACGTTCTTCACCATATAGGTAATCTAGACGCTCCATCATGTCTGTATACTCAGCAGACTCAGCATAGGTAGATTCCTTTTGAACCTTGTTACCGTGGCTGTTTAGGAGCAACTTGAACTCCTGGATCTCCTTTTGTTCTGGACCTGAGTGGTGGCAGTCTGGAGTAGTGATAGGCTTTAAATTAAACTCATCAGCAAGGTCCAGAAGAATCTTGTTTACTTCTGCACCATTGTGTGGCATTACCTCAATGTAGTAGCTGTCGCCAAAGGTATCTGCACACCACTTGATGTGTTCTTTAGCGTATGCCAGCTCTCCAGCCTCAATTGCTTTTGCAAGCACACCAGATAGACATCCAGATGTAATGATTAGGCCCTCTTTATACTCTGCAAGAATCTGCCAGTCAATACGTGGCTTCTTGTAGAATCCCTCAGTCCAGCCAATCTCGTTAAGCTTATTGAGGTTCTCAAGCCCCTTCTGATTCTTTGCAAGGATGACAAGGTGGTTATAGTTTAGGTTTAGTAGGTCAGTCTTGTCTTTTTCTTCATGGTCAAGACGATCCTTACAGATGTATCCCTCAACGCCTAGGATTGGCTTGATGCCTGCTTCCTTAGCTGCACGATACATTTCACGGTGGCCAGATAGCGATCCGTGGTCGGTAATAGCAATTGCTGGCATTCCCAGTGCTACGGCTCTATCCACATATTCTTGTGGGGTTGCAATTCCATCGAAGAGACTATAATGTGTATGTACGTGAAGTCCTACATAAGATTCTGATGTTTTACTAATTTCGTTACCCACGAATAAAATTCCTCTACTGATCTATCTAATTTAGCCACATTGCACCATTTGCAACAAGCCACTACATTGTCATATAAGTATCCCATACTTGGGTCTACCCTGTCAAGCCCGTTTGAAAAAATAGTTTGAGACCATTTCCTTGGACCTTTTGTTTCTGTTGGTTCTGCTCCACAGTAATTACAGTTCTGCTGAGATATATCCATAAACTGTTCCAGGGTCATTAAAAACCCCTTATTTCTTGATGTTGCTCTTGCCTTTAACATAGCATAAGCATTTTTCCAGCTTATGTCATCCGAAGATTTTCTTTTAAAGGTTCCTTTGCAGCTAGCACAAGATTTACGTTTTTCAAAATCTCCAGTAGCTAAATCATATTCTTGACTACATACAGGACATAAAGCTTTCCAAAAATATCTATTTTTAGTATCGCCCTGCTGTTTTAAGAAAGGGCCAGCGATAATGGATACACCATGCTGATTAATGTCCCCAATAGCTAACGTTTTTTTAGAGTATGTCCCTTTTCTATGAGCATAACACAATCCATCTTTCCCAGATGCTGGAACTCTCTCAAAATGTCTTTGAGAACATTGCCCATATCTAAAATAGTTATGATGTTTTGTGCATCTCATGTTTCCATCATAATCTTTTATAAGTCTTTGTGGACATTTAAGATCCACTTCATTATCCACGCATTTATTCATATTTACAGTATATCATATAGAAGTGCAAAAGGGAGTGGCTGTTAGCCACCCCCAATTACTTATATCCTATTACCAGTCAGTGTTGGTAGACGTGATAGAGGTTCCACCATCAAAGCCGAAGTAGAATGACTCCTGCTCTGAGTAAGGAACTTCACGAACAACCTTCTCTAGGTTGTGGAACTCATAGGTTCCCCAGTTGAATGGCTCTGCATCTGGCTTGCTTGGTAGCAATGTGTAATTGGTTTCAGTTCCCTGTCCATTACGCTTTAGCTTCCACTCAAGGTTTGAGATAGAGCCAGTGTCTAGTGCATACTCACGAATGTTGTTGAATGCAGACTGCTTTGAGATACCCTGTGACCAAACGGCTACGTATGGATCTTCAGTTCCGTCATCTACGATTACGTTGCAGTAGAATCGTAGGCGTGAACGCCAGCCTGACTTAGGCTCCTTGCGAGCCATCTCACAACCAAAGCAACGACCCTCTGAGTCAACGGTACAAGCAGCCTTACGCTTGTAGTCCTTTGGATTGGTGTGTTCTGAAATTACTACAGATAGGCCACGGGCCTCTGCATAGTTCGCTGAATCTGCATCCAGCTCTTCAACAAAACGAATCTTTGCTGACTGTCCATCTACTAGCTTTACCCAGCGAACCTTGGCTCCTGTGTTTTCGTATTTTGGCTTATCCATTAGTGCACCGATATCTTTTAGCCCTCTAATTACGCTCATATCTTTTTCTCCTAATTGTTCTCTTGTTTGTATTAGTTTAACATACTGGCAATAGATTTGTCAAATGATTCATCAAGATTCTTGATTGCCTCATCTGGCATATCGCCAATATCTTTATATTGTTTATCTAATTGTATAACGCTAACACGAGAGCCAAGACGTTCGACGATCTTGTCTTTCATATTACCGCCTGCTTCATCATTGTCTGCAATAACATAAATGTTGTTGAAGTATTTCTGTAGTAGGTCTGTCTGTATGTTAGATACGTTAGCACCCAATGTTGCTACCGCTGGAAAACCACACTGGTCTAAACGAATAGCATCAAAAGAAGATTCTACCACATAAACCTTGTCTGCGGTCTTAACACGGTTAAGGTTGAATAGAGTCTTGCTCTTTGGCAGTCCTGGAGTATTCTTAAACTCCTTGCCCTCAATAGAGCGACCAACAAAACCAATCTCCATTCCGTCTGGAGAGTGCACTGGAATAGTTACCATGTCCTGCTTCTCCGAAAAACCAAGCTGAAACTTCTTGACAGATGCCTCAGTTATAAGTCTACCAGAATAATAACGCATTGCACGTGGTGACTCTAATGCTTGCTGGTTTAAACGCTTAATAAGAACCTGGTCATACTGAACATATGTAGGCTTGTCAACCAACTTCTTTGCAATGTCCTGATCGAAGTTTCCCTCTTGCTCTTTGCTCTTAATGAAACGAACTGACTCAAAGTATGTACGGGCTGAGTTATGCATAACAAACTCAATAAGACTGGCAACCTTCTGGCAAGAGAAGCAAAAGAATGTTCCATTGAACTTATCTACTTCTCCTGCTGGTGAACGATAATTGTTGTGGTATGGGCAGAAGATAATGTAGTCAGAATCAATCTCATTCTCAATGGTTACACCTGAGCCAACCAAGATACGCTTGATCTGCTCTGGAGTATAGACTGACTTACTGTGCTTCATTATTTGTCCTCAAAGTCCTTGTAACGGTACCAGCCCTTATCGAAGTCTGCCTGCACCATAAACTCACCCATAAACCCATTACGGTTCTTACGGAATACGCATTCAATGATATCAGAGTTTGTTGCACGGCCCAGAGCAAGCACCCAGTCAGCATCGTAGGCGATCTGACGGGACCAAGCGGTCTGGCCTAGGGTAGGAACAGTGTCCAATTTATTAACGTCATCTGGGGTCGCTGAAGAGATTGAGATGATAGGAATTTCTTCACCAATAGCCAACAGTTTAAGCTCACGAGAAAGGTTCTTCATACGAATAGTCTCATTCTCTGACTTCTGGTTTGGACTCATTAGCTGTAGGTAGTCTACAATAATTAGGTCTGGCTTGTATTGGTCAATCTTACCTCTAATAACGCTTGGCGTTACTTCTCCACCAGAATCATTTGAGATAATGTGGAACTCTGGCTTTCCAGCGAGGTCCTTCTTGTGCCAACGCTTTAGGTCTTCCAGATCAATCTGGCCATCGCTTAGCTTACGGTGTGACCACAGTCCCTCACCCATGATAGTAAATACACGGTTACGGACTTCTGTCTCACTCATTTCAAGGGAGATTACTAGTGGTGACTTACCTGATTTCCATGCCTGCACCGCAAAGTACAGGGCCATCCATGACTTACCAATACCTGGGTATGCTAGGAATACCCCTAGCTGACCTGGCATAATGCCAGCAGGAAGATAGTTGTCAAAGCCTGCAAGACCAGTCTTGATTCCTAGCTGGCCTAGTTCTTTTTGCTTCTGTACGTTCTCATAGTATGCAAGTGCAGACTCAAGGTCTGTGGCATCGATGTCACGGATAGTGGACGTATTCTTTTTAAGCTCTGATGTCTTGGTGATTAGTTCTTCTAGGGCCTTAGTGCCTTCACCTGCCTGGACTTCACCTGCAGCCACTCGGATAATATCCTTTAGGCTATCGTTTAGATACTCTACCTGCAACTCTTCTAGGTGGTGCTTGGTAGAACCAATGCCCTCGGCAGGTGAGAAGTCACGAAACTTTTCTACTACAAGATTTACTGGTGGGACAGAGCTATTGTTTTCAGCATAGTTACGGATAAAGGTCCAGATGTCATTGTGGGTACGTAGAAGCGTCTCTACGTTTGCCTGAAGCAATACGTGGATCTGCTTGTCCTGTAAGACTGCTGAAATTAGTTTAGACTCTGTATTATTCATTCAACCACTGCTGAGCCAACTTTCGTCGCTGAGCTCTCTCCTCTAGATCGTTTTGGTAGTCTTTTCTACCGTCAATAATTTTATCTGCATAGTTAGCAAAATACTTCCATGCTGGGCTTTGTGCTACTTCAAAGTAATAGTCTAGCAGATCATAGCAAAAAGGTAAACCATAGGATTCAATGAGTGCATCTGCAGCCCACTGCTCTACGTTTAGGTTCAATAAAGGCTTTTCCTCATACTTAGCTGTATGCAACTTGCTATAGCGAGAGAGCAAAGCCATTCGGTCTTTGCGTTCTACAGCCATTAGTCGTCTTGGTTCTCTTTAATCTTATCGTGTAGCTTGGCCTCAACAAATGCGTAGATGCGGTCAAAAGCTTCGCTTGTGGTTTCGCCATCTCGCTTGGAGTCCTGTACACCTAGATCAATACGTAGTGATTGAAAATTGCCTAGGTTTAGTGTGTAGCCTAATGCTACGTTTACTTTTGTCTCGTCCATACCCATACCTCTTAGTTAAATTGATTCGCCCCAAATCGGGATAAATCTGCCATCTTCTGTTCTCGTATAAGTCAGTATACCATCACCCATACGTCTTGTCAACTCCTGTTTTGAAGGAGTTATGTCATTGGTGATCAGCTTATCAAGCCTTGGTCTGCCAATGTGGTAGGTAGCAAGTATATCACGGATTGACCTAACTTGCGACTCTGAATAATAACTTCTTACCTGCCAGCCTCTAGCACCGCCCTTTTGACTACCAGTTGGAAACGGAATGATTCCTCGTTTCATTAGTGATGGTAAATACTTCTTGTGGCGGTTTACCAGTTCTGCAGTTTCTCCCACAGTATAGGCCTTTTCACGATTCTTTTTAAAATCACTAATAAGACAGCTTTCAATCTGATCTTTAGTAATGTTGTATACGGACATGATTCCGTTAGATCTATTAAGGTGGTGGACTCTTACTAAGTCCCCATTTAGAAACCAGACTTTCTTATTCCCTGGAATTACTGGGGCCTGGTTGTATCCTTCGTTCTCAATGCTACCCTTTTTGATAGACATTTATACCTCTTAGTTTGGAACGCCAATGATGATTAGGTTTACTCCAAGAGTTACCTCACCACTGGTGTTAACGGTAATGTAACCTTCTACTCTAGAAGTGGTTATGGACTTGATGACTACAGAAACATTTCTACCTGCTGCAGTGTTTCCAACGTTTACTGGAGTTGCAGTAACGATTGGTGCATACTTGTAATCATCGGAAAAGTTATAAACAAAGCTCTTCTCATTACCAATAGATACGGTAGTGTTGTTATAAACCTCAATGTATCCACCAATAATCTTAGCCTCAGAAGCCTTGATGTTCTGAGTCCCAGCACTTACCGTATCAATACTTACGGTCTTTGATGTTGATGGTGATACTTGGCTTGCCAAATCATTTACAGTCTTGGCTATATCGTAGATGTAAGCTAGATCGATTGGTTGGCCACGTTGTGGCAATGAAAGTTTTGACATAGTATCTCTATTATAGCATTAAACTGCTTTAGGGTCTGAACTAAATAGCTCAGCGTCTGCACTTCGTACCCTTGGATATGTGGGGGCCTGTACAGCTACCTCAATACGGGTTGGGGTAAACGATATAGTGTCCGTTAGCTCAACGGTTGTTGGGATGACTGTAGCGTATGTTGTGCTAGAAACCTTCGCCACATACTTCCATTCATAAGGTAGTGATGGCTGGAGGTGATCTGTCCATCTGATATATACATATACTGTGTCAATATCATACTCAGCTGGTGGTGACCATACAGCCGTTACAGTGTTATTTGTCTGGTCTACCGCAATTGACACCTGGTCTACTGCTGGAATTACGACTCCTGGAACCATGTTTATAGGAGACCAGTGAGAGTATCTCTGTCCCTGGATAACACGAAAACGAACACGGTAGGCATTGTCTTCAGCACTGATAGGTGGTAGATCTGCCTTTTTGATGACAACTTTTTTAATATTGTCTAGTGCCATTATGATACGTCCAGTGCAAATCTAAACTCTGCAACGTTTGATGTGTTCACATCTTTTAGAATTGTGCTTGCAGATGAATTCTTTACCACTGTGTATCCAGTCAGACCGTACAGTGGGTTTACGGTATTTAGATTCTCTAGTCTAATAGCATCTAGAGATACATAGTAGTCGCTAGATGGAGTTCCAGTACCATCCAAGACTGATACAAACACCTTCACTACTGAAACATTTGCCCAGTTAAAAGAATTTGTCATTGTTAGGTCTTGTAATTCTTTTGTTGCTATATAGTATCTGTTTACATCAAAGTCATATACTCCAGAATTATCTACAGCGTTTACCTCAAGTCTTGCATGCTCTCCAGAGTCAGATGCGTCACTAGTAGAAAATTCTAAAATAAGTCTTACGGCAGATGGATTTGCTGTGCTAGTTCCAACCTTATTTATAACTGAAAACGCAAGTCTAATCTGGTCAGCTGGTGCGTTCTTAGAAAGATTTAATCCATTGCTTGCAAGGTGAATGTGATTTCCAGACTTAACAATAAGTCTTGGGAAGGCTATTGAGCCACCAGATACGTATGATCCAGATGCAGTGCTTTCTACAGTTATTGTGTTTGCCTCTACTGCAGTAATTACCTTATTGGTCATATTGTACTGTGATGGATTTACCCCAGTAATTGTAATGATTTCTCCAACACGAAGTTTGTGTGTCTCTGTAGTTGTGTAGGTTACTGCTGATCCAGTTGACGCTACTCCAGTTACCGCAGAGGCAGCTATCAGCGTTGAAGTGTCTCCAGCCATTAGGACTGTGTTATTTAGAAATCTTGGCTTCTCGTATCTAAGGTTTCTTTGTGCAGCAGAGAATGTTAGATTGTTAGCGTTGGTCTGAAAGACTTTATCTGTAGTAGATATTGTATACGCTGGATCTGTGTGTAGTGGATCTGAATACTTGTTTAGCTTTACCGCTGCGGTTTCAGTGTGGTACTCCCAGTTTTCATTTTCAGTAAAAGCATAAAGCACTCTGCTGTTGTTTGAGTTTGCAGCTGGATTAGACCCTGCAGAATAAGTTCCAATTTCGGTGATCTCATAGCGTTCCTCGGTTGGTAGGTCTGCAGTTAGAACTACGTAAGACAATCCATCTTCTGTAACGTAGCCACGAGAGGTTATCTGGGTTCTAAACATTTCAAAATCTAGGGAGTCTTTTTGTGCATAGGTAGGGTAGTCATGAGAGTCTGTCTGTCCAAGCGGCTTTGCACCACACCCAAAAGCCAAGTAAGATGCATAGGCAGGGGCTTGGCCAATAAGGTACTTAGCTATAATTTCTTTTCCAGTATTTGTAATCATGATGTCTCTATTATATCAGTAATGATAGTTCCTGAATTCAGTATCTGAACCTGGATCTCTTCTTCTTCTGGCAGGTTTACAAAGTTTATGACTAGGTCCCCAGTATCTGGGTCTATATACACTGACTCTCCATTTGGACCAGTGCCATCTGGAGCTTCTACTAAGTAAGAGCTAAGCCTAATAGCAAAGTTTCTGAAGTATGCATCTGATGCGTCTGGAACAGGGATTATGTTTTGTGGATTGTACTGAGACAAAATTCCTGAAAGGTTTTTAATTGGAGTGTACTCAAGGTTGATGCCATCAACGGTGTCGTACCTTGATATGCCGATAATCTCCTGGCCACCAATGTCTTCAAACAAAAGATCTGTCATTGTTTCAATTGGCACTGATGCTTCGTCTAGAAGGACGATGTCCTTACCTGCAGCTTTTGAATACTTGGTTACTGATGAAATCGGTACTGGTATATTTGGTAATGCTCTAACCATAATTAAACTACCTCACTTAAGTACAGGGTCATTTCTGGTCCAGACTGCCCCTTGGAATAGTCTATATTGTACACTACAAATCTTGATGATGCTGGAGCTACAACGTCTACCCCGTCATTATCCTTCATGTAAACGCTAACTATATCTCCAAGCTGAATGATTGGATTAGAGAATATCTTTACGCCAAGAGACTTTCTAGGCTTCATCACCTTGTTTACCATCCAGCCAAGTAGATCATTTGCGTCGTCATAATTCTGAATGTATGCAGTGTCAAGGGTAAACTGGTTTCTACCATATGTTGTTCTGCTTGACTTGATGTCGTAATACTGCAGAGCAGCTGCATCTGGAGAGATAACTCTTGACTCAGATACGTAGGTTGGCTTTGAGAAATCGCTGAGCTTTGAGAAATAGTCATCTACAGTTATTTCATTATTAGACTCTGACGTAAATGTTACTCCCTGAATTCTCAAGTAGTTACCGCTGGTTGAGTCAAGGTTTAGTATTGTATCTGTAGAGTTAAAGATGAGGAACTCTGCACCATAGGCGTTAGCGATAAAGCCAGATACTGTATAACCCTTAATTCTATTGTAAGTCGGAGACAGTTTTGCGTATAGGGCTGGGAAAGCCTTGTCATACTTAACATTAAAGTATGATGCCTCACGCATAATAGTTCCGAACTCTTCAAAGTATAGGTTGTATTTCGGTGGCTCTGAAGAACTAATTCCAGAGAGATAGGTTGACTTGATTATTCCGCTCATTGCATACTTTTTAAATGCCTCGTTTGCAGTAATCTCATCATTATCAAAGATTGAATTAGCTGGAGTATCTAGGACCGATACGGAGTTCTGAGAGTAGTTTGCAGATAGGGCATATACGTTTTCGAACATTACTCTTGAAGCACCACGAACGAATAGAGCCATGTTGTTGTAAACATCTAGTGGAGACTCGTCATCAACGCTAGCAATAATCTTGTTATTGATATACAGATTAAATCTTCTAAA